ATTAGCGCCTACATGCTCTTGTATGTACATTTCAATAGCAGCAGCATGAGCCTGTTTAATATCTTCCGAAGAGTTAGGTATACCACCTACTTCTTTCTCTGCTACAGATAATTTATTCCAAACTTTATCTGGTCTATTCATAGAAAAACCCCTATAACCTCTTCTTCTTAAATAATATAATAATCTAGGTTTGTTGTTTTCACATAATATTGGCATCCCATAAAACACTATAGCCATCAGCATGTCTTCAAAAAACATTTCTGCCGTAGGTGGTCTTGATAAATATTCTAAAAAGAAACTATTAGCTGGAGCGTCTTCCATGCTAAACTTCGTTAAGCCATGCAAAGCCCCTTTAGATCCCTGCCCATCTACGGTTCCCGATATATCATACGAGTCACAACCGAAGGCTCCCATATGTTCGTTACCAGGATATTTAATACCGTTTTTAAGTATCATCTTATTTTGCATATGCGTTGGTGGTGTCCAACTAATTTTAAACCTACCCTTTGGGTCTGGATAAAATATAACTTGTGTGTCTTTGATTCCGTTCACCCATTGGAAATTTCCAGTTGTGATACCTAGAGTTCTAGTCATCTCTTCGTTGTAATCTATCTGCTCGTATATTTTAACTAGGTTAAATATACTTCCCTTTGCCTCATCTCTAAAAGCATGCTCTGTAGTTCTTGGGAATTGACGGTAGAATTCATTTAAACCATCTTGATCGTCTTTAAGACCGTCAACTTCATTTTGCCAACTATCTATTACACCTACATCTATCAGTTCACCATCTGGTGCGAGTCTGTCGCTATCAGGATTATTAAAGACTGGAATTCCATACTCATCAATAAATCCTTCGTAGTTCCATTCCATTGGGATAAACAAAGAGTATAAACCAGACTTTGTTTGACCATTTCTATTTCGCTTTGTAACATCTGAGGCATTATATAGTTTTTTAAAGTTTTCTCCACCTTTATCTAAAGCATTTGAAGTTGAACCCATCATGCATTTACCAACTATTCTACTACCTAATCTTAGACAGGTTTTTGTAACCCTCCAGTTGTTTAAAATATTATCAGGTCTCTCCCATTTACCAGATTCATCATGTACCAATAGATTTAATTTTTCACCATCATAACTATTGTCCCCGGTATTCTTCCAATCGATAGTTGTATCCAACCCTTTAATATCTTCTAATTTTTCGTTCGCCGTAATTTTCTTTCTCGTAAACTTACTAGCGGGAACACGATAAGCAAGTTCGGATTTTGGACGATCCATACCATCTTGTATAGGTTTAAAAAAGAATGGATAATTAATCGATATAGGAACAACTTTGTCTGTGAACATTTTCTTTGCATCCGCACCAGTTTTAGATAGTATACCATATCTACTATCACTCGCGAGAGTGGCTAAATTAACGATTTCAGCAGATGACATGAACGAAAACCCTGATCTTCTGTTCTTTAAGTAGCACATACCATAACATCTTTTATCTACTTTACAAGCTTCCCAAAACAAAAAGAACAATCTATTTGATTCTCTAAAATCTGGAGCACCCACATCAATCTTACTCCACTGCAAGTACATATAATGTGTACCCGTTATATATGTCGGTTTCCCATTGTTTGTAAACCAAAAACCCTCATCTCTTCTTTTAAACTCAGTGTCAATATAATCAAACCACTGCTCTTTGCTTTCTTCTGGATAAGCTCTCCAATCAAAGATATTTTTAATTCTTTGTAATTCTTTTGGGTATTCAGTCTTAACCCACTTATTTTTCTCGTTTTTAACAACGTTTTTTGGAACTTTAGGTAGTGCTATTTTTAACCCTTGTATCTCATATATCTCACCAATTTGACCGTTGTGAGATAAAACTATAACATCATGTTCTTTGTTATAGCCATGTTTCCATTTTTTACCCTTATTAAGTCTACTTATAGTAGTTTTCTTAATAGGTTCTATTATCTTATATAAGTTTTGTTCGTATATCATTTAGACCTTCCCTCTGCAAATCCTTTAAATACTCTTTCTTTCTTTTCTTCAGGCGCTTTACCTTCCAAAAGGTTTTCTTCTTCTTGGATTCTGTTAAGTATTTCAAATGCGTCAAATATAGCTAATTTTTTAGTAGCCGCGGCATTCTTAAGTCTATCTGCTGATATATCATCGTCTGAATCAACGATTGCCTCCTTCGCTACTTTAATCAGTTCTTCAACCGCTTTGTGCCCAGCTTGGATTATACTCTTTTTCGTTTCCTTGATGTTCATATTTGATTGTAATAAAATTAGATTTAACTCGATATAGTCTCTCGCCATCAACGATAAACTCGTATTCACTCTTTGGTCTAAAACCAATTAAATCCCCAACATTCACTGTACCATCTGAATACTTGACAATACCTTGCAGGGGTTTTTCAGATTCAGTGTTAAACTGATCTGTAGCCTTCAAAGGTATTGTAAAACAATATCCTTTTGGAACTATCCACTCACGATCTGTTTTATATAAAAATATTTGATCGTAATTTATAAAATAAGTATCTTCATTAAAATAAGATCTACTGTTTTTTTCAATACCTCTTACGTCGTGCCATCTCCGAAACACATTGTGGTGTACTATAACCGTGTCTCCTGGTTTTATGTTTGTATCACCAATTATAGGTGTTGATATTACAATAGCCTCCCTGTTAACGTACTGGTGTTGAAATATATCTGTGTTAAGTATCAACTCTCCACCATCAAACTTTTTAGTATTGTTGTATCTTTCTCCTTTTGGCTTTACAACAAAGTTGTAAACGCTCTTCATTAGTATTGCAGATTATATTCTACGGATACAGCCATATTCTTGTTAAAGTCTTTCCAAGGTAATACGTCTTTATTTTTTTTGATATAGACAGAGTACTTATCTTCCTCTTCTATAATATCGCAGATAGTATGACCACCATACACTTCTTGCCCCACGGCATAGTGCATAGCGTCATTCTTGTAGTCTTTACCTACGGATATTTTACGAATTAACTTCCCCATTTTCTTTTGGATAGTTTATAGTACCATCTTGAATGTTAACATCATTAGTACCATAATCTTTTTCTAATTCTTGTTGCATAAGTGTCAACTCATCGTTAACACCAGCTAAGAAGTGTAACGCTTGATGTTTACGCGCTTCTAATTGACCAATATTCATTTGCGTTTGGTTAATTCTATCTACCATAGATTGAATTTTTTTCAACTGCACATCAGTTACTTTTTCTGGTTTAGTAAAATCAATTACTTCTTCTTCTTTCTTTTTTGTTTTTGCCATTTTTATTTAATTTAAGTTAATTTAATTTGTTTATTTTATTTTCCGAAATAACAGATTAGACCACCACCTGATTCAGCTCCAGTTAGTGTAAGACTAGTCCATCTTCCATATATAGTTACGCCTGATGGAATTAAGTTTGCTGCGGCTAAAGAATCTGCACCTCCACCGTTAGCTGTTACCGCTGTTGCAGAACCAAAGTAAGCGGTACCGGTACTTCCATCTGAAGCCCCATAATTGCTAGTATCAGCAACCAACGCATCAAGAGCGACTTCAGTATTATATGCTCCTATAGCTGTTATAGCTACTATTACCATTCCTGATGGTGGGGTAAATGCTCCTGTTGTATCTACAAAACCACTACCTTGTTGACCTATTTGATCCGATCCTATATTGTACGCCATAATTTTATTTTTTTACTTTTTCTAGTGATCGTCCGCCAAAATAAGCACCGATCACAGTTATTAATACTAATTGCAAAAGATCTACATAAGAATCTTTTACGTTAAATTTTAAGGCACCAGCATCAATAAATATTAATAGCATGGTGCATACTATTAAAAAAACCAAAACCATTGGCCTAACATTCTTGCTAAGCCATGAATCTGATTTTAAATCCGCCTCCCAACGAGACGTGATGTTTTTCTCCATCTCAACCTCGTAGTTAGCGATTAATTCTTTTATTTTTCTTTCCGCCTCTAACTTTTCTTCTTTAGATGTGTGTAGATTATCTATAACTCCACCTACACCTTTTACAAGTTCAGTTGCTCCAGAGGAGAATATTTTAGTTATAATACTCATTACTCTTTCGTAGATCTAAAAGCGTGACTTGCATCGTGGTTATCTTTGTGCGCGCCACAAATATTACACCATTCACCAGTAGGGTTTTCCCACTCAGCGTGTACATCGTGCTCATCCTTCACGACATTCGTCTTCTCGTTAGGAGTTGATTTTGATTTACTCTCCTTATAATCAGTTCGAGTTGATGTCGCTATATCTTTAGGCATCTCTTCTTTAAAAGGAAATCCTCCTTTTGTATATTTCATTCCGTACCCCATGATTGTTTTTTTTAATGTTGTTCCCAAGGAAATTCAGTACTACCTTCTGGTAACCATTTTCCCTCGTATTTAATTAATCCTTCTAATCTTTTATAACTCTCTCCCATCCACGTGATAGAATCATCGTCATATGCTAACTTACCTGTTTGCATATCTACCATATGTTTCATCTCGTGCATTAAGACTTTTCTTTCTTGAGCACTACCTGGTTGAATATGATTACCAATAAATATTGTACCATCATTATTAGCTTCAGCATCGATACCAGGATCTAAGTCTTT